TGATGCTTCGGGAAGACGTGTCCGTGATAGGTACCAGCGTCGCGGCGTTTGAAGTAGTCGTCGTCTTTGGAAGTTGAAATCTCAACTGCAGGAATGCTGGTGGTGGTACCAGCAACTGAACTTTGTGATGACGGGCGCGACCCGTTATTGTATACGCAAGTCCAGGTGTGCGAGTAGTAACTATATCGTAGAGTCGGAAGCGCTAGGTACTCAGTACGCACACAAGCCCAGTCGGGTGTCAAGCCGATTGGACCGAAATTACTGAAGTGAACTATGGTCATCAACAACGCGCAGGCGAACCAGAGGACAGCAATTTCGTGAATGAGAGAACCAAACTGCCCATTGCCATATGGGTTGAAGCTACCCTGCTTCACTGCGTCTGATTCATCAATGTCGACAAGTTTGATGCCCAATTTCTTGGCAACGTGCTTGCGACGAGCAGCCCAGTCGGATGTACGCTTGGCATGCTCAACGTCCGTCTCTTTCGCGAAGCGGACGGGCGCGGTCCAGTTGCGTGGATCTTTGAAATCGACTGCAACTCTGACCGTGCTCTTGCTGGCTTGTTCGCCAGACCCGCGCTTAGCGCGGCTACCATCTTTAGTCAAGACGGGAAGGGTCGACGCGGCTAAGTGCACGTCGGCGAACACGCCAGCAGCTGGGTCGGCTGCGGGTGTCGCGGGAGTGACGGGTGCTGGGAAAAGCAGCTCGTCGCCAACGCCACATGGGACATTGACTTCAGGGACGGGCCGAGGGCCCACGCACTTAGGGAACGTCAGTAGCAGCGCTGGGTCCTGAGTGCTCGCAATTACGTTGCAGTACGCATAAAACATGTCAAAGTTGAAATCTGGAATAAAAATGTTGAATAATTCAGTCATCCAGTCTGCTTCGTAGTTCGGCCAGTTATCGGCTCCATCAATCGTGCCATTCCATGGCATCAATTCGCCTTCTAACCGAGCCCCGCACAAATCGTCAGCCAAGGTGACTATGTCTCCAATGACTGGTGAGTAACGATCCATGCGGTTGTACCCTGAGCAGCGTTCAATGAACCGCTCGAGGGGATTGTGCAACACAGCTGGGCCAACCCATAGTTTGGCCAAGAGTCTCTTGGGATTAGCCATTGAATTCGGATCGCCGAAAAACACGTCCGGGCCGAATTGGCGGTTCAAAAAGTTTACACCGAGACAACCGCGTTGCACAACTTCGATCTCGTACTCCTGACCCATCAGCTCGGCGCTTTTCTTGAGCGCCAAGGGGTCAACAGCGCCTTCAGCGCTGTCGTCACCACCATAGAGGCCCATCTTTCTCCAGGCTTGCTCCGGTGTCAAGGTCGCACCATTGACACGCGTGTTGCGCCAAGCACAATACCCGATGAATGCGGTGATGATAGAGTTGAAATCGGCAGTCTCACTGGATCCAGAACCTCTTGTGTAAAAGGATTTATACTTGCGACCTTCAGTGGTTGC